AACTGATGACTTCATTAGGAGTTGAAATCAACTTAAATAAGTCATTAGTATCCAACAAAGGATGTTTCGAATTTGCCAAAAGATTTATATACATGGGACAAGATGTCACAGGTATGTCTTGAAAGCAATTAGTCGATTTCCATCAATTTGAGGGAGCCAAATCAATGAGTTTGACTCAGTGATTTGAACGTAGATTCATTGGATCTTTCTATTCATTTGAAGCATTATTCCAGAAAGAACTTATACCATTATGGTTAAGTACTAAAGGAATAAAGAAGATAATGAAGAGTAGAAGGTCTCTATCTACTTTGATTACCATGCTGGGGATTCTATCCAAACAAGGACGAATGCCGCTCTCATGGTTAGCTTGTACTCTGGTCAAACCATCTAACAAAATGGAATGATCATGGAGTTACTTGTTAAAACAAGGTCTTCCATTCAGAAGAGTATTTAAGTACATCAAAGAGATATGCTGACAATTGCCAGCTCTGAAGAATTACCCAGACATCTTAGAGATGCAGGAGATGTCTTCAGAAGACATAGCGGCACAGGGGATCACATGATTAGAAGAACGATTGAAGGTGATGGAAAACCATTTACCTTTCCCTAAATCAGGGTTTAAAGATCGATACTTCGAATCATATGCATTTTATCCGTATTGAGCCATTTTAGAGTCTCAGAATAGAGTAAAAGAGTTATGACCTACAAAGAAAATTTCTTTATGAGCCATAACTTCTCGAGGTCTAAGAGATAAAGATCAAATAGACTTAGAGACTATATTATGAGAAGATTCAATAAGACCAATATTGAGAAAATATTGATATACTTGAGATGAGTTGGAACAAAAATATCCAGCACATGCAGAAGATATCAAAGATTTCTTTATATCTGTGATCTTAAGAGATTCCTCTAGAATAGGTATCAAGCAGATATTCGGTAATGTCGAAAAGATAACACTTGAAAAAGTGTATAAAACTATCGAACAATTACTGCCCCATACCGGGTATTATACGAGTGGAGAAGATGGAGATAAGATGAACTATGGAGATAGCATGCCAATTCATACCTTAGATATGGTATGAAACATGCGTGATCCATCATTAGGACGTCTGAAACTCGAAAAACGAGTTCAAGGACGACCTTATGAACGTCGTCCATCATGATTAATCACTTTGGTACAAATCATGAATACTAAAGTACCATGATATGACCAAGTCTCAAGAGCTAGACGTATGTTTACTCATGAGATGGTGAAATGATGAACTCCATCTGATACACAACGTTTAATACGTGAACTCCGCAAGGAGGAACAAGTGGATAACTTCGTAAATAGTACACCTAATTTTATATTAGTGGACTACCAGGAGCCAATCCAACAAGAAGTTAAATGACGAACTCAAGATAAATTCGATGAGTTAATCAAACTTTATGCTGAAAATCCAACTAAAGCATATGAATATGCTTATAAAGAAGGATTGTTATCAGCGTTAAAGAAAACTTCTTAGAAAAACCCAACCACAGAATTGTAGCTAGGATCTTCCCGAATGAATGCAACGGCTCAAAGCCGGCCCTTCATCCGCAAGTGTTACGCCTTG